GGTGCCGAGTTGTACGCGCAGATGGCGACTGAAGCGAAGGTAAAGGAAAAACCAAATGGCTGACCCCATCACTGATAGCCAGGCGGCACCGGCAGACGCGACCAGCACGACGGCAAGCCCCGCCGATGCACCGCAGAGCCAGGCAGCAGCGCCCGATGCCAGCAACGCGCCGGCAGCGAGCACAGACGCAAAGCCAGCCGAACCCGCTGCAGCGAAACCGGACGACGCGAACGCGAAGCCCGCAGAACCTGCAAAGGAAGTCGTCTACGAATTCAAGTTGCCCGATGGCGTCGAGTTGAAAGGCGAGACGGTCGAGAAACTGAAGACGACGGCCAAGGAATTCGGCCTCACGCCCGAACAGGCGCAGCGTATCGCGGATCTCGGCGTCGAGCAGGCGCAAGGGTTTGCGGCGCAGCTAGTCGAGCAGCAAAAGGTCATGACCGCCGAATGGGCGGAACAGACCACGACGGACAAGGAAATCGGCGGCGACAAACTGTCGGAAAACCTGGGCGTCGCAAAGAAAGCGCTCGACACGTTCGGCTCGAAAGAGCTTAAGACGCTGCTGAATCAAAGCGGCCTTGGCAACCACCCGGAGATCGTCCGGTTCATGGTCAAGGCAGGCAAGGCAATCAGTGAGGACGGGCAATTGATCACGGGCAGTGCGGCGCAGGCAGACCGCGCCAACGTGCCTCTCGAAAACCGTCTCTATCCGAACCAGAAATAAGGGGCGCACATCATGGCTGTACTTGGCACAAAGAATCCGACGCTGCTCGACGTAGCAAAATCGCTCGACCCGAGCGGCTCCACGGCCGACGTGATCGAACTGCTTAACCAGACCAACGAGATTTTGCTCGATGCGACGTGGGCCGAAGGCAACCTGCCGACCGGTCACCGCACGACGGTCCGCACCGGCCTGCCGACGGTCATCTGGCGCAAGCTCTACGGCGGTGTCCCGCCGAGCAAATCGACCCGCGCACAGGTCGACGAAGCAACAGGCATGCTCGAAGCTCGCAACGAAATCGACGTGGATGTCGCTAACCTGAACGGCAACACGGCTGCGTTCCGCCTGTCCGAAGCCAGTTCGTTTCTCGAATCGATGAACGAGACGATGGCTTCGACGCTGTTCTACGGCGACACGACCGTCAATCCTGAACGCTTCACCGGCCTCGCACCGCGCTATGGCGCGATCAGCGGCGCGCCGAATGCGAACAACATCATCGACTGCGGCGGCACGGGCTCGAACAACTGCTCGATCTGGTTGATGAACTGGGGCGATCAGACCGTCACCGGTATTTTCCCGAAGGGCTCGAAGGCCGGCGTGTATCACGAAGACCTCGGCGTGATCGACGCGTTCGACGCGAGCAACAACCGCTTCCGCGCAGTAGCGGATCGCTGGCAGTGGAAATGCGGCATTGCGCTGAAAGACTGGCGTTATGTCGTGCGCGCCGCAAACATCAACGTGTCGGACCTGACCACGCTGGCGGTGACGCCGACGTTCCCTGGCGTAAACGGCACCTCGCCGGTGGATCTGATCCAAACAATGATCCGCATGACGGCGCGCATTCCGCGTCAGGGTATGGGCCGCCCGGTGTTCTACGTGAACCGCACGATCGGCGAAATGCTACGCGTGCAGGCGCTGAACAAGTCGCAGAACGCACTGAGCATCGAAACTGCGTCGGAGCAGATCACGACCAAGTTCTACGGCATTCCGATCCGTATCGTCGACGCGCTTCTGTCCACCGAAGCGCGCGTCGTCTAAGCGAAGCGCAAAGGCGCGGGCCGCTTCGGCGGCTTGCTCTTAAACGAAACAGGAGTAACACACCATGATCATGGATCAACAAAGCCTGTTCTCGGATGCGCAGGCCGTCACGGTCACCGCGAATTCGACGAACGTTATCGACACCCTGCCGAGCGGCGGCCCGAACACCAAGTCTGGCATTGGCGATGGCCAGGACATCAGCCTGTTTGCGCAGGTTGGAACCACCTTCACGGCTGGCGGCGCCGCGACGATGGTCATCGCATTGGTGTCCGCTGACGACGCCGCGCTGACGACCAACGTCATCACGCACTATGCGACCGCAGCAATCCCGGTGGCTTCGCTGACCGCCAAGTCGCGCCCCGTCCAGATCGACCTACCGTTCGGCAAGTACCGCCGCTACGTCGGTTTGCAGTACACGGTCGCAACGGGTCCGATGACCGCGGGCGCCATCACCGCCGGCCTGGTCGAAGATCTCCAGACGCTCAACGGCACCGTCGACTACGCGAAGGGCTTCACCGTCGCGTAATGAGCAGCCGGGCTTCGGCCCGGCTCTTTCGATTGCATCGGAGCGCAACACATGGGCATCAAGGTTATCGCCACCGCCAAGGGCTACTACGGGCAGTTCCGCGAATCGGGCGACGAGTTCGAGATCGCGGACGACGAGGCGTTTCACGAATCGTGGATGGAGCGCGCAGACGGCAAGCCGATGAGGCGCGCGAAGGCCGCACAGCCGCAGACCACGGGCAATAACCCGCTCGGCGGCAAGCCGCACAGCGGCGCTGACAACCTTCCGAATCCGGCCGATCTGACCTGAGCGGTTCGCGCAACGGTGAGTGATTACGGGAGCCTGCGCGGTTCCCGTTTCTATTTGAGGGGTGTGCTTTGGCGAGCGAAGTCGATATCTGCAATCTGGCGCTTGGGCACCTGGGCGATCGCGCCACGGTGTCGAGCATCAGCCCGCCCGAAGGCAGCGCGCAGGCCGAGCATTGCGCACGCTTCTATCCGGTCGCGCGCGACCTTGTGCTTGAGTCGCATGAATGGGGATTCGCCACGAAGCGCGCGAACCTCGCGCTGCTGACCGACACGCCCCCGCCCGGCTTCTCGTTCGTGTACCAGACGCCGAGCGATTGCCGCAACATCATCGACCTGATCGATCCTAACGCGCCGACGTTCTACCCGATCGACGAGCGCTGCGGGCACTGGCAGGACGACAGCTTCACGATGCCGGCCGTGCCGTACGAGCTTGAGGCACGCGCCGACGGCACAGGCGTCGTTTACACGAATCTCGAGAACGCGATTATCCGCTACGTCGCGAGCATCACCGACACGACGAAATTCAGCGCGCAGGTTGTCGACGCTATCGCATGGCTGCTGGCCGCGTATCTGGCCGGTCCGGTCATCAAGGGCGACACCGGCATGGCGGTGACGAAGGCGATGATGCAGGGCTACATGCTGAGCCTGTCCGCGGCAAAGACGAACGACGCGAACAACCGCCGCCGGTCCCCGTCGCAGTCTCAACGCCCCGCGCCCTGGATTCAGAACCGATAATGCCGAATATCAAAAATCTGTCGCGCTCATTCGCTGCGGGCGAGATCACGCCGGAACTGTTCGGCCGCGTCGACCTGGACCAGTTCCAGACCGGGCTTGCGCTTTGCCGCAACTTCATTACCCTGCCACACGGCCCGGCGGTGAACCGCGCCGGTACCGCGTTCGTGCTTGCGACGAAGAATAGTGCGACCCGCTCGCGCATGATCCCCTTCACGTACAGCATCACGCAGACGATGGCGCTGGAATTCGGCGTGAACTATATCCGGTTCCACACCAACGGGCAGACACTGTTGACCGCCGACGGCACGGCAGTATACGAAGTGGCGACGCCCTACGCTGAAGCGGACCTGTTCGATCTGCACTATGTGCAATCCGCCGACGTCATGACGCTCGTGCATCCTAACTATCCACCGATGGAACTGCGTCGGCTCGGCGCGTCCAACTGGACGCTCACTACGATCAGTTTCGTTTCGTCAATGTCCCCCCCGACCGGGGTAGCAGGAACCGCACAGAAAGGATCGACAGGCACGCCGACGCTTCAGGATTACTACTATGTGATTACCGCGCTGTCGAGCACTGGTGAGGAATCGCTGATGTCCGCCCCGGTCGTGTTGAACAATGACCTGTCGCTCGTCGGCTACTGGAACGCCTTGTCGTGGACCGCAGTCACGGGCGCGGCGCGATACAACGTGTACCGAAAATACCAGGGGCTTTATAGCTACGTCGGACAAACGGAAGCGTCCGACCCGAACGGGCTGACATTCCAGGATTACAACATCATCCCCGACACGGCGACAACACCGCCGGAACTCACAAACCCGTTCGGCAGTGCAACGAACTACCCCAGCGCCGTGAGCTACATGCAGCAGCGCCGGGTATTCGCGAGCACGATCAAACTGCCGCAGACGCTGTGGATGACGCGCACAGGCACCGAGTCGAACCTGTCGGCAAGCACGCCGTCGCGCGATACCGACGCGCTTGTCTTCCGCATTGCCGCACGGGAAGCGAACACAATCCGCCATATTGTGCCCCTGTCCGAACTCGTGCTGCTCACGTCATCCGCAGAATGGGCCGTGACCGCCAATGGCTCTGCTACACAGGCGTTGACGCCTAGCACGCTGTCAGTGCAGCCACAGGGTTACACGGGCGCGTCGAATGTCGTGCCGGTCACCGTCAGCAATTCGCTGCTGTATGCGATGGCGCTTGGCGGCCACGTCGGCGAGATGACGTACAACTATTATGCCGGCGGCTATGTCACGCAGGACATTAGCCTCATGGCGCCGCACCTTTTCGACTTCTTCACCATCGTCGATATGGCGTATGCAAAAGCCCCGTATCCGATCATGTGGTGCGTCTCGTCCAATGGTGATCTGCTTGGCCTGACATACTCACCAGCGAATAAGGTGTCGGCGTGGCATCACCACGATACCGACGGCGCTTTTGAATCGGTGTGCGTCGTGACCGAAGGCAGCGAATCGGTGCTCTACACAATCGTCAACCGCACGGTCAACGGTGCTCAGGTGCGCTATGTCGAGCGCATGCATAGCCGCCAGGTCGAAACGCTCACCGACAGTTTCTTCGTGGACTGCGGCGTGCTGTATTCCGGCGCGGCCACGCAGACGATTACCGGGCTCGGTCATCTTGAAGGCAAGACCGTCAACATCCTCGCCGACGGCGCCGTGCAGCCGCAGCAGGTTGTGACAAACGGGACCGTGTCCCTGCAACACGCCGCGAGCACCGTCGCAGTCGGCCTGCCGATCACGGCCGACATGGAAACGCTGCCATTCTCGTATCAGGCACCGGGCTTCGGTCAGGGCGCAATGAAGAACGTGAACCGCGTCTGGTTGCGCGTGCACAACTCGTCGGGCGTCTTTGCCGGCCCCTCGGTCGACGACCTGATCCAGTACAAGCAGCGCACGACCGAGCCGTACGGTTCGCCGCCCGCGCTAATCACCGGTGTGATCGAGCTTGACCTTGCACCGAGCTGGAACGCAGACGGCTCGGTGTTTATCCGGCAGTCGGACCCGCTGCCGCTGATCGTCGCGTCGATGACGATCGAAGCATCTATAGGTGGTTGACGGTGGCAAAGCTGATCGTACGCAACACCCGCGAAGGGGATATCGAAGCGATTGCCGCAAATCTGCGCGCGGCCGACATCGAAGAAATACACGGATCGGTCGGGCATCGTGACTGCCTCACGGTCCTGCAGCAGGGCGCGCAGATGTCGACCCTGCTCTGGACGATCGAAGTCGACGGCGAGCCCGCAGGCCTGTTCGGCGTCACGCCTTCTCGGGATGCCGGCGTGCCGTGGATGCTGGGCACGCCTGCGATCGAGCGCGCACCGAAGCAGTTGACCCGGCTCGGGCGCGCGTACGTAACCTTAATGAACGACAAATACGCGACGCTGCTGAACTACGTAGACGCGCGCAGCCTCAAGTCTGTGTACTGGCTCGCGCGTCTTGGCTTTACCGTCCAGAAAGAAACTGAGCCCTACGGCGTTTTCGGCTTGCCGTTCCACCGCTTCGGGATGAAACGATAATGTGTCTGCCCAATCTTGCGAACGCAGCCAGCGCCGCTAGCGCGACGACGGGCAGCGGTGCGCCCTACGCGTTCGGCGGCTCGTCACCGGCCAGCACATCGAGCATCTTCACGCCCGCGAACACCAATCTCGCGCTCGGGGCGGTCGGCGGCGCATTCAGTCTGATCGGCGCGCTGAGCAAGGCGAATAACACGATCACGGCGGATAACGCGTCGGCCGACCAGCTTCTCACGAACGCGAAGAACGCCGAAGGCGCCGCAGCGAGCGCGATCTCTACCGGCATGGCGCAGGCCGGTAATGTCGAAACCAAAGGCGCGCAGACCGTCGCGTCGCAGCGCGCGGCGATGGCCGCCAACGGCATTGACGTGACTGCCGCAGGCACCGCGCAGAACGTGCAGGAAAGCACGAAATACATCACCGACCAGAACGTCCAGACGATCACCGCCAACGCCGCGCGCGCCGCTATGGGCTACACGCAGCAGGAGCAAAGCGACATCGCGAACTCGGCGGCATATCGCGCGGCCGGTGCGTCGGTGAGTCCGCTCCTGTCGG